TGAGCACAGCAGTGGCACCAGCAGTGACACCAGAAACTGCAGTTGCAACTGCAACTGGAAACCCTTTTTTACCAGGAAGTGGTTTACCGTTTTCAACTTATGGAACAGCTGCTCACGGAGCACAGTTTGGTGTTGACCAAAGAATGTTTGCAGCAGACGGTGGAAGAATAGGTTATGCTAATGGTGCGGATTACTATGCTAATTTGTACTCAAAATATGCTCAAGACATGATAAAAGATGGTAATACACCTATGCCAATTGAAGATTTTGTAGCAATAATTAAAGAACAAGAAAAAACAAGTAAAGCTCAAGGCGGAAGAATAGGTTATGC